ATTTTTTTTATCTATTTTCTGTGATGACTAGTTGACTATTATCCTCGACCCTATTATATTTACTTCATCGACAACGAGAACGGAGTAGAGAGAAATGGGCAACGTATCGACGATAGAAATAACCGAAGAACTCGAAGTTAAATGTATCGCATCAGCTATAATAGGGAATGGTTCGGTGGAAAAACTACAGATGAGGGCTGCTGCGGGCTACATACGCAGGGCTAATAGCGCGCAGACTGATGTTTTACGTAAACGTTACCTCGTGAAAGCGTTAGAAATACTGGAGAATAACTAATGAAAATCACAGATATCGAAGCATTCAAAGACGCGCAACTGATGGCGAGCATCGCAGTTAGTAACCTGAGCAACAGCATTCCTGCGGACGCGTTCTGGTTCGCTGCTATGCAGACACTTAAAGCAGCTTATGCAGGAGAGAAGAAATGAAAGTTAAAGCCGCTAAAATTCTCTGGTTAGCCGCCCTTGACTATGTGACAGAGGGTAAAGTGTATGATGTATACAACCCGACAGCTACTGGTTTCGGTTATATAGACTCCGACGACGACTGCCATATTTTCATAGACTTTGGTAACGATGATGGTGATGGTTTCCACGGCGTTAAATGGGAGGTTGTAGAATGAGTGAACAAGTTCAAATAAACCCGTCAATACGAGTAGGCCGTAAGGTAAGTCACACCCCGTTTCCTACACGCGAGGAACTGATGAAACGTAACAGTTTCCCTGGGCCGGACAAGAACAAGTATCTCAACCGCATGTGGGGAGAGCGTAAAAATGACTGACCGTGAATATGAAAAGATGATGGTAGAGGCCGTTAACGGCGGCGTAGACATTAGCCACGTGATGTGCGTCCTGAATAATAAAATCGCGGTAGCCGAGCAAATGGTGGAGTCGCTTTATGAGACGCGCCGCGAACTGATTAACCGCTTCAACCTGAACAAAGGTGACACCAATGCCTAAAATCACAATAGCATCACTTGAGCGCCGTATTATGGTGCTTGAGTCAGAGAAACAGACGTTAGGCGGGCAACTGTCAATTAACGGTGAGTTTCAACTGGAGGCGTATAAAGAACTTCTAGAGGCGTTTAAAGAGCTACAAGCCATCGCGTCTGACATAGAAAATATGATTGGATTGTTGCAATCCGGGGAGTGGGCCGAACACTGCACTAAATCGGCGTTAGGAAAACGGCTTGAGACGGAGATTACTGACATGCTGAGTTGTCTTGTTGAGGCGCCAGATGAGCACGCCTGAGCCGGTAGTTATCGATGGCGTCCTGTGGAAACCTTACTCGGTTAACCACATCGACGCCGATGGGAAGAAGTTCAGTTTCTACATTTTTGCGATTAGCCGTGAGCACGCTGCGTGTGTAGTAGACGATATACGAGAAACGGCGTGGCTTGGCGATGAGATAGTGGGGTGAGAGCATGAGTCTTGAGGTTGTTATAAGTCTGGTTGGTCTTAGTTACTTCATTGGGCTATTGGTCGGTTTTCTGTGGGGTAGATACTAATGTTCAGCGACATCAACGCAGCAATCGAAGAAGCAATCTGGCGCCGTTACAACGGCGAGCAACAGCGTCACTTCTGCCTGGTGCAACGTGGTAACATGGTCGCCGTGGTGCAGGACCGCGATAACAAATATCCAAATGCGATGTGGACAACGAGGAATTTCGTAGGATGATTACCAGCATTCCGAACCTGATTAAAGAATTCGGCACGATGGCCGAGACATGCCGACAAACCGGCATCAACGAAATGACGATTGCCAAGTACAGTAAAGACGTTGATTGCGAGCGCCACGTAATTTATAACAACCGTCTGATGACGCACGTTAAGACAAGCCCGGTGTTATTCACGCGCCGGGGTATCACTAAAACCGAGCAACGTATCGCACGAGGGGAGAGCAGGGAATGATTGACGTCTGAATAGCCTGCTAGTATAGTTAAAACGCGTCATACACTAATTTAACGAACAGAGAGAGCAAATATGGATACTAAATTTGAAGTAATCGATGAAAACACAGTTACGGTAACTGAAGAAGGTAGCCACTACATCCTTATTGATAAGGTAAATGGTAGTTGGAGAGCAAAAGCGTACTTTAACGGTGGCGCTACAGTTGTATCAAAAGGCACGCATACGTCTTTTACTTCCGCATACGATAACCTTAAAGATGCGGTTAAATCCGCGGCCAGTCATATGGCATCAGCAGAGCTGTAAAATACCCGCTCAACAAGCCCTCTACGGAGGGCTTTTCTGTACATCCTGCCCAATCCCCTTATATAATCCCTTTAGACGCGTAGGGCGCGTCTGGTGCGCTCTGATGGTCAGACGCATATGCAAGGGGATTCTATGAAGCTGAAACTTAAGCAGCCATCGCCAGAGGTGGTGCAAGCTGCACATGAAGAAGCTGTTAGCGCAAACCGTCGCCGTAAACGGCCGCGCGGCAAACAGAGCCTTTATCAATCATCTCGTAATTCCGCCGCGTTGTGGGACCCGGACTATTGCGACGCGTTAATCGAGTTCTTTGACCGCACGTCATGGGAGCTTGTACCCACGTCTAAGGGTGACGAACGTCCGTTGATTCAGGATAAACCGCCATCACTGGCTCGCTTCGCCTTACACATCGGTGTCACTATCCCGATTATTAAGCTTTGGCTGCGTGAGATTCCCGCATTTGCAGAAGCCTGGGAGACAGCACAGGCGCTGGAAGAGGCATACTTCACTGAAACGGGGGCCGCGGGCATCTCTGCTACGTTTGCTGCCGCGAAACTGGGCCTGAATAAAACAGTTGTCGCCGAAGAAGTACGCGACGAGCCAATCAGCGAAGTAACAATTAAGGTGGTGTCCGGTGAATGTTAATATCACGGCAACGGAGCCGCAAGGCGCGTTTCTCGGTATGCATTGCAAGTTTCCGGCATTCGTAGCTGGCTTCGGTACGGGTAAATCCGAAGTTATGTGCAACTCTGCACTACTCGACAGCATGGAAGGTGGTAGCGATTCTATCATCGCCATGTATGAGCCGACTTATGACCTGGTGCGCCTCATCCTTGCACCGCGTATGGAAGAAAAGCTCACCGACTGGGGTATCCGGTACAAATACAACAAGTCTGACAACATAATCTATACGTCTTCCGGACAATTTGGGGATTTTGTTCTGCGTACACTTGATAATCCAGCACGAATCGTTGGCTACGAATCGTTTCGTGCGAAAATCGACGAGTTGGACACCCTTAACATGGAGCACGCCGAGCACGCGTGGAACAAAGTCATCGCCCGTAACCGCCAGTTGCCGCGGACATATAAACCTATTACACCGAAACCTGCTAATACCGTTTCCGTGTTCACTACCCCGGAAGGATTCCGTTTCGTACATGACCGCTGGGTAGTCAAAAAGAATCCAGGCTACGAGATGATTCAGGCGTCCACCCTGTCTAACCCGTTCCTGCCAGAAGATTATGTGCAGTCGTTACGCGACACATACCCAGGTCAGTTGATTGACGCCTACATCAACGGCGAGTTCGTCAACCTGACGGCGGGGACTGTCTATTACGCCTATGACCGCAGGAAAAACAGCAGCCGCGAAACAATAAAACCAGGCGAGACTCTGTATATCGGGCAGGACTTTAACGTAGGCCACATGGCTAGTACAGTTTACGTGCAACGTGGCAAAGTCTGGCATGCAGTCGCCGAGTTGGTGGATATGTTCGATACGCCCGATGTGGTGAGAGCCGTAACAGAGCGCTGGAAAAGTAAGGGCCACTATATCGTTATGTACCCCGACGCAAGCGGTAAAAACCGTAAAAGTAACAACGCCAGCACATCTGATATTGCCCAGTTACAGCAGGCCGGCTTCGAAGTGCGCGCTAAATCGACAAACCCACCGGTTAAAGACCGCGTAGCGGCGATGAATAAGGCGCTTGAATCTGGTATGGTCATGATTAATGAACAGGCTTGCCCTGTTACCGCACGATGCCTGGAGCAACAGGCTTACGACAAGAACGGCGAACCGGATAAATCAGGCGGTGTGGACCACCAGAATGATGGAACCACATACCCTATCGCGTATGAAATGCCGATTCGCAAACCAGTTATTAACGTCCCGGTGACTTTCGCACTTTAAGAGGATTATTCAATGTTAACTATGAACGGTCAGAATCAGGGTGTTAAGACAAAACACCGGGAATGGCTGCATCACTTCGATAAATGGCAGAAGGTACGCCACGCTCTTGAAGGCGACCTTATCCGCTATCTGCGCAACGTCGGGAAGAACGAGCCTGACCAGACCTACGCAGCACAGCGACAGGAAGAATACGAGAACGGCGCTATCTGCTACAATTTCACCAAACGCACGCTGGCGGGGATGACGGGGTCAGTGATGCGCAAAGACCCTGAGCAGATTATCCCGCCTGAACTTGAGTACCTGTTGCACAACGCTGACGGTTCAGGTGTCGGGCTGTGGCAGCACGCGCAGGATACGCTGATGGAGATTAACTCGATAGGCCGTGGCGGGTTGCTGGTGGACGCCCCGGAAACAGCCGCAGCAACGGCGGCAGAGCAGAACGCGGGATTATTAAACCCGGTAATCGCATTCTATACCGCGGAGAACATTATCAACTGGAGACTCACCCGCATCGGTTCAGTGAACCGCGTGACGATGGTTGTATTGCGTGAGGCATGGGAATACTCGGAACCAGGCGCTGAGTTTGAAACAAAATTCGGCGAGCAATACCGCGTCCTTGACCTGATTGACGGTCGCTACCGCCAGCGCATCTACCGCTTCGATGCCGAAGGTGGCGCACAGGATGAAGTAATCGAAATCTTCCCGGAACTCGGCGAACAGTTGCGCGGTAAAATCCCGTTCACGTTCATTGGCGCAAGCAACAACGACGCCACTATAGACGATGCGCCTTTACTGCCGTTAGCTGAGCTAAATATAGGACACTTCAGAAATTCGGCCGATGTGGAAGAGGCCAGCTTTATAGTAGGTCAACCGACACTGTTCATTGCCCCCGGCGAGAACATGAGCATGGAGCAGTGGAAAGAAGCCAACCCACACGGCATACGCATGGGGTCGCGTTCAGGCCACAACATCGGCTCCGGCGGAAATGCGTTTCTGGTTCAGGCGGCGGAAACTAACCTCGCCAAACAGAATATGCTGGATAAAGAGAATCAGGCCATCCAGATTGGCGCGCAGCTTATCACCCCGACGCAGCAAATCACCGCGGAATCGGCCCGCCTGCAACGCGGCGCCGACACGTCAGTCATGGCAACAATAGCACGTAATGTAAGCATGGCGTATACCGATGCGTTGCGCTGGGTTGCGGGTATGCTTGGGCTTAGTGAAGATACTGAGATTGAGTTCAAGCTGAATATGGAATTCTTCCTGCAACCTATGACAGCTCAGGACCGCGCTCAGTGGATGGCGGATATTAACGCTGGCCTGCTACCCGCCACCGCTTACTATGCTGCGTTGCGCAAGGCAGGTGTGACTGACTGGACAGATGAGGACATTCAGAACGCTATTGAAGACGCACCTCTGCCGTTGGGTTCTGTTGCTCAGGTAGCGGGAGAGATTCCGCAGTCGGCGCAGCAACAGGACACCACTCAGCAGTAAGTTCACCTATAGCCCCGAAAGGGGCTTTCTTATAGTATGCTATTAACTTTAGCGCCACAGGGTTTATCTATGAGCTTACTTACATCCCTAATCAGCCATCAGATATGGCTGCAACGCACCGCATCCGGTGAAGTGAAAGACCTCACGCCGTTCATTCAGGAGATAAGGGATGAAATCAAACGGCAGGTGCTGTTATTCGGTGACGACGGTCGCAGCACTGCGCGACTGAATAAACTGTTACGCGACCTGGAAGAAGCACTAACCGGTATTACGGGTGACTGGCAAACAAAGCTAACAGACGACCTTAAGGAACTGTCGGCGTACGAGGCTGAGTGGAACGTAAAGACACTGACCGCCAACGTAGACGCGGAATTTGTTACGCCTACCGCTGAGCAGGTATGGGCCGCTGCCGAGTTTCAACCATTATCATTGAGCGACAAGCCCGTTGATTTCACCAAGCTGATGTCTGGATGGGGCGAAACGGAAGTAGCACGTCTTGTAACTGGAGTTAAGATGGGCTTTGTGCAAGGTCAAACCACACGGCAGATTGTTAAGAATGTTGTTGGCGCTGGTGGACTAGCCGACATCTCAGAACGTAACGCGACTACGGTAATCCGCACCGCGCTGTCCCACGTATCCAACGAGGCCCGTAACGAGACGTACCGCCAGAACGACGACATCATCGAGAAATATGAGTGGGTGTCAACTTTGGACAGCCGTACCAGCACGATTTGCAGGGCCAGAGACGGAATGACGTGGGAAATCGGTAAAGGTCCGATGCCACCAGCCCATCCTAATTGCCGAAGTACCACTGCACCGGTAATCAGTTCAGAGTTCGACTTCCTTGATAAAGGCGCAAAACGTGCGGCTAAGGGTGCGGACGGCGGTACTCAGGTAAGCGCAGACACCACCTATTACGAGTTCCTGAAACAACAACCAGCATGGTTTCAGGACCAGGCGCTCGGTCCTGTTCGTGGTAAGATTTTCCGTAACAGCGGTATATCGCCGGAAGAGTTTCGCGTAAAATCTGTAGATGGTTTCGGGAATCCGCTTACGCTTAAGCAGATGGCGGAACTCGATAAACGTGTTGCTGATTATCTGAAAGGGGATTAATGATGGGCTTTTTCAAAGTAACTGATGTGCCGTCACGTCGCGTAGTCCAGTACGCTCGGGTGTCTGGCTCTGGTGAGAACGTGGTGTTTATTGAGGATGAAAGTGTACTGGGTACCCCGGTAGACGACATGCCGTTTGCGGATAAAACCGGCATTGCGCTGCCTGCGGCCGGTATGCTCTATGAGATTCCGTATCTGGCGGACGCAGGCGATGTGTATTTCTCTGTGCAACCAAAAGACGCTGAACTGGCCGACGGCAGCGCGACTATCACTGTCGAAGTTAAAGCAGGTGAAGCGCCGTATGCACTGACCTGGTACAAAGACGGTAAGGAAGTTGTCAACGCCCCGGAAGAGGCACTTTCCTTGACGGTTAACGCAGTGGGTGAATACTTCGTTAAAGTTACCGATGCTGATGGTGTAGAGGCTGTCAGTAAAGCTGCGAAGGTCACTAAGCCCGAATGATAAAAGGCCCCATTAAGGGGCCTTAGTTTTCAACGGAATCTTGTGTTTAAATCCTGCTCGTGGACGACCTTCAGAACAGTGTCATAATCCCCGTATCTTCCAGGTTCAAATACATCTAATGCCTTGTAAGCAGACATTGCGTCAGGGAAAACCTGCAGAACCTTTTTAACACGGCACAAGTCACCGTCGAACTCTTCATCGAACTCTTGAACTACTTCGCAAATTGCATACATTTTTCACCTCCTGCTTAAGTTAACTGAATAGTACCCTATTATATTGGGGTGTGCAAACTATTTATTTACTTATTCCAGTTATTCCGCTCAATTGTAAATGTTGTAATAAACTATTCGAATAGTTGACTTTTCACTAAAAATATGATAAGCTCCACCTGAGCTTGTGAAGTATGAACAAGCGACCGCGGCGCGGGCAGGTAACGGAGCGGGACGTAAGTCCTGAGTGTAGTTACGCTGACGCGTTCGGAAGGGCCATACTCTATTGCTTGTGTAAAAAGTAACAGGTTTACTTAGATTACGCCGTTTCTATGTTTAAATGATAAGGACTAGCGCCCTGCTTTAAGGCAGGGCTTTACTTATCGAGAAAGGGGAAACATGAATCTTAAAGCAACCGTCGTAGCAGGAGCATGTTTCATCATCCTGGCTTACACACACGGCATTTATCAGTACCGCAGCGGCTGGCACGAAGGCCGCGCTAATCTCGTTTCGCAGCAACAGCAGAAAGCACAGGCCGAGTTAGCGAAGAAAACACAACGGCAGCAGCAAGATGAATCAAAGGCCGCCGCCGCTGACAACGAAGGCAAGACGAAATCAGAGGTGATCACCCGTGAAGTCGTTAAGTACATTAAAACTCCTGGTCGCAGCGTGTGCACTTTCGACCCTGAGCGCGTGCAGCTCAAGTCCCGCGCCGTCGCAAACGCCAATTCCATCCCCGGATACGACGATGATGCAGCCGCCGTGCAAGCTGGCACCGCCGAGTAGCGACGCTGACGAGGATTTAGCTATCGACGTTCAGAACGCTGAATGCGTACGGCAGCTGCGGCTGAAAGTGTTCATGTTGCAGGATTACGTGAGGAATATTCTGGAATAGTTGCCTTGCATGTTGGAATAATTTATTCTTGACATGTAAATCCGGGTGGCCCGGGTTCCAACGTCCAGGGGACATACTGACTATGAATCGTTTTTTACGTTATCCGTTCCAGGAAGAAGCTGGGGCAGAAGATAAAGCTGGTGGCGGTGACGCGCCGAAAATGTTCACCGCTGAAGAAGTTCAGGCGCTGATTGAGAAAGAAGTTGCCGGGCTTAAGGCTAATCAGGAAGCATTGTTGGCGGAGAAGAAAGAAGCCGCTCGCAAAGCAAAAGAGGCCGAAGAAGAACGGCAGCGCGCGCACCAGGAGGCGTTAAAAGCCGCTGGTAAGATGGATGAGTTCGAAAAGACGATTCGTAGCCAGTATGACCCGGTGTTAGCCGAGAAAGACGGTCGCATCTCCAGAATGGCAGAGCGTATCCTCGGCAGCGAACGTAAAGCGGTGCTAGGCTCTTTCGCGGGTGACTTTATTACCCCAGAAGCAGTGGACATTCTTGCGCCGTTCGTTAAGACTGAGTTCGAAGGCGATGATGTGGTTACTAAGTTTGTTGGCGCAGACGGCAACGTAATCACGACTGACCCGGAACAGTTCCGCAAATACTTGCGAGAACACAAAGCGTTTTCACATTTGATTAAAGCAAATGCAGCTTCCGGCGGCGGGGCTTCCGGTAGCAAAGGCGGCGGGGCCGCACCAGCGTTTAAAGACATGAGTGAAGCGGAGCGTATCGCTCTGTACGAATCGAACCCTGCCGAATTTGAACGGCAACTTAAAGCCCTGAGGAAAAAATAATGGCAATTACTACTATCGGCGACATCGTAACTGGTAAAGAATCGGTAATCCTGTCCTACATGACAGAGGACCCGGTAGAGAAAACCGCGTTCTTCCAGTCCGGTATCCTTACCTCGACTCCGTATGCCGCCGCTATCGCAAACGGCCCGTCCAACAAAGCGGTCCTGCCGTACTGGAAAGCTATTGATACCTCTATCGAGCCGAACTACTCGAACGACGTATATCAGGACGTCGCCACCCCGCGTAACGTGCAAACCGGTGAGATGGATGTTCGCGTAGCTTACCTGAACGAAGGTTTTGGTCAGGCTGACCTGACGGTAGAACTGACCAGCCAGAATCCGCTGCAATCCGTGGCTTCCCGTCTGGATAACTTCTGGCAGCGTCAGGCACAACGCTGTCTTATTGCTACCGCGCTCGGTCTGTACAATGATAACGTAGCGGCTACCGATGCGTACCACGAGCAGAACGACATGGTTATTGACGTGTCCGCTACTCTGGGCTTCGACTCCGGCGCGTTCATCGATGCTACCCAGACTATGGGCGATGCGCTGATGGGTAACGGTGGTGAAGTGCTTGGCGCTATCGCGATGCATAGCTTCGTTTATGCGCAGGCACGTAAGCAGCAGCTTATCGACTTCATCCGTGACGCGGACAACAACACCATGTTCGCCACCTACCAGGGCTACCGCGTGATTGTTGACGACAGCATGACCGTAGTCGGCACTGGCCCGACCCGTAAGTTCATCTCCATCATCTTCGGCAACGGCGCTATCGGTTACGGTGAAGGTTCTCCGTCCAACCCGCTGGAATACGAGCGCGAAGCGTCCCGCGGCAACGGCGGCGGCGTTGAAACCCTGTGGACCCGTAAGACCTGGTTGCTACATCCGTTTGGTTACAGCTTCACCAGTGCAGTAATCACTGGCAACGGCACCGAGACTACCCCGCGCTCTGCTTCCTGGCAGGACCTGGCGAACGCCTCCAACTGGAACCGTGTGGTTGACCGCAAGCACGTACCGATTGCCTTCCTGGTAACTGGTGTCGGTGCTTAAGGTTAAGCTATAATCGAGAGGGACTTCGGTCCCTCTTTTCATTTACTAAGAGGTAAATTATGGTCAAGACCGGAAAAGGCTTGCCGCGCAGCCTTCAGAATGTCGATTTCGGCGACTTTGATATCCCAGTCACGCCTGCTACTACCAGCGTAGTTGGTGGGGTTAAAAAGTCAGCTACTGTGGCTGCACCTGCGGCCATTACCGCCGCCGCCGGGGTGCAGTCCGCCGCGGCACCGACTAAGGAAGAGTTCGACGCCCTTGTAGCGGAGTACAACAAACTCCGAACCGATGTTACCGCGCTGCGCACTACCGTAGCAAATCTGTTGACTGCGCTTAAAAACGCAGGAACCGTAAGCTAAAGGAGCTTAAAAATGGTTGATGTAATCAAACGTCGTATTACCGGTGTTTCTGATGATTCTCCTGCCGATGGTCAGGTTGAAATCGATATGGCGAATATCTCGCCAGCGTCTTTTTCTGCCGCGCTTGCGGCTACCACCGCAGTTACGGTGGGGCAGACTATGACTCTTACCGTAGTGGTAACTGGCGGTCTGGAGCCGTATTCCTACCAGTGGTACAAAGATAACAACGCCATCGACGGAGCCACCGCAGCTACCTATGCGAAGGCGTCCACTACTACCGCAGATTCAGGCACGTATAAAGTGGTTGTTCACGATGTGTATGGTAATATTATCTCCAGCAGCACCGTAGCAACTGTGTCTTAATACAACGGCCCTTCGGGGCCGTAATAAGGAAAGGTCATGGCAGATAATTACGTAATCCGCGAAAAGTATACCCACGTTGATATCGTTGACGGACAGGTGATGCCTGTTCGCGGTGTGGTAGAAGCGGATGAACTGGTTGCAACCCAACCAGACAATGAAGAAGCGCACAACAACGGCGGTGGTACTAAGCGTCGTCGCCGTAAGTCAGAGGAATAATTTATGCCGCTAATCGTGGAAACTGGGGTGATCGTCCCAAATGCCGACAGTTACATTAGTCTGGCTGACGCCCGCGCGTTAGCGGCTAATTATGGCCTTGAGCTGCCGGAAGACGATACCGCAGCAGAGGTGGCCTTACGCAACGGTGCTACTTATGTAGGGCTTGCAGAACCGCAGATGTGCGGTCGTCGAGTATCCGCCGAACAGTCTCTTGCATACCCCCGCACCGGCGTTACGTTAAACGGGTTCCCGGTGGTCAACAACGCCATTCCGAAACAGGTGATTCTTGCGCAGGTAATCGCTGCCGCTACATATGGCGAGGGCACCGAAGTCCGGGCTAACTCAGACGGTCGCGCCGTGCAGACTGAGCGTGTCGAGGGTGCGGTAACAGTGACCTACTTCAACAATGGCAACAGTGGCGCTACGACCGCGATTACCGCTGCTGACGACGCTTTACGCCCGTTATTGTGTGGCGGTCTTAACAATGGTTTCTCGTTTAACGTGTACCGGGGTTAAAAATGGCGAAGACTAAATCAGAGATATTCACGCTAATCGGTTCCGAGCTACCGGACAACACGACCGGACAACACGACCGGACTTATTACGCCTGCGAAGTTGCGCGGGGTATTAACCCAGATGGCTGACTCACCTATTTACGCCACTCCGGGTGTTAAAGAGGTTGAAGTTCTCCGCGCTGCGTCGACAGTAGCGCAAGCGCCTACCGCAGTAGATACGGCGTTGCAGGTATCGTTCGGCTCTGCTCAGGGTAGTGCATCTGACCCGGTAATGATTAATGCTGCGGGGCTGGTTACATTCAACACCGCGGGTAACTATGCCGTTCGCATCAAGTTACAGGCCGGTCGCTCCGGCGCTAGCGGAACGTCTATCCTGTTGTCGCGTATCCTCATTAACGGCGCTCAGTACGGCTCACCAGCAGCTACGAAACTTGTTAGCTCGGAAACCACCATCCCTATTGAATCCCGTGTAGTGATTAACCCAACCGCCGGGCAAACATTCGCCGTTCAGATTATGCGAGATAGCGCCGGGACTAACTTCGGAGGCGTATACCCGCAGGTGGCTACTGTAACTGCATGGGGCACGGCACCGTCCGCGCTACTGGTTATTTCGAGACTGGAGGCTGCCTGATGAGCACTGCTTTCAGTAAACGTATGCAAGGCGTGGGTACACGCCTGTTAACCAAATTCGGTAGCACGGTATCTCTGATTCGCGCTGGCTCGAAAGTGTGGGATGAAGTTCTCGGTGAGTACGTCTGGTCTGCGGATGAAGTGTTGCCGTTGAAGGCCGTTCCGGTTCCTGTTAATGCGGGTCTGGTGAACGGTACGACGATTCAGGCTGGTGACATGATTGTTAAAGCCGATTACAGCGTCGTTCCTAAGATGGAAGACAAAGTGCAATTCGGCGGCGAGCAATGGTCCGTCGTAGCCATTGAGAAGAAGGTGGTTAACGATGATGTTGTGGCCTACTTTATTCAGGTGAGAAAATGAGTTTCGCGCTGGACGTCTCTAAGTTCGTGGAAAAGGCGAAGAAGAACCCTGAGAAGGTGATGCGTCAGGTGTCTATCAAGCTGTTTTCCGCTATTATAAAGGCGAGTCCGGTAGATACTGGTCGGTTTCGCATGAACTGGATGGCATCTGGCGGTACTCCTGCTTCCGGGATTACGGATGCTACGGATAAATCAGGAAACACAGCAACCGGAAACGCTACAAGTTTCGTGCTGAAAGCCACCGACTGGCATGAGTTCACGCTGACAAATAACCTGCCGTATGCACAACGGCTGGAGTATGGCTGGTCGCAACAGGCCCCGCAAGGATTCGTCAGGACTAACGTGTCCCGCTTCCAGCAACTCATTAACGAAGAAGCTAGCAAGGTGAGATGATGGGCTACTTTGAGGACTTAACAAAAGCGTTTGATGTGCCGCTGGTAGCCTTCGGAACCACCAACGGCATCAAGGTAGCGCTTGAAAACATCGACGCGCCGACGTCAACAGATACGCCGTATCTGGCAAGTTACATGTTGCTGGCGGATACCGAGCAGGCTGACTTATTCTTCACGGAACAACGCGCCGGTGTCTATCAGATAGACATTAACTACGCATCGGTGAAAGGTAGCGCGCCAATCAATAAAATGGCAGACTTACTTAACACGGCGTTTAAATCAGGTAAGGCATTTTCGCGTAACGACATCTGCGCCGAGGTTCAATCGGTTAGCCTGGGGCCGCTGATTGTAGAAAACGGATGGGCCAAACGACCATTGTCAATTAACTTTATTGCATTCACCAAGAGGCTGTGAATATGGCTACAACTCCTTTTAAGGGCGCGAATACCGCGCAATTCTATGTGGCGGAAACTACCCCGGGCGTAACACCGGCTAACCCTGTCTGGTCGCCGTTGCGTAACACTGGCGGTGTTCCTGCCGTAACCCGCGATGCGCTGACTTCCAACGAACTAGACGGCAGCCGTGAAACTACATCCATCCGGACCGGTAACAAACAGGTTAGCGGGGAGTACGCCATCGAACTTAGCTCTCGTAGCCAGGATGATTTCCTTGCGGGAGCGATGACTTCTACGTGGCAAGCTGGGGTAGAGATTACTGGCGCCGAAATTACGGTCGCCCCAGCAGGTAAAACATTCACCCGCGCTGCCGGTAGCTTCATTACTGACGGTGTAGAAGTTGGCGACCTTATTGCGTTCACCGACTTAACCGGCGACAACGCAAAACCGTTTATCGTGACCGCGGTTTCCGCTCTGGTAGTTACGGGCGCAGGTATTCAGCACACGCTGACAGCAGAGACAGTAACCACTGACGCAAAAACTGGCGACAAGCTGGAAACCGGTAACGCGTGTAAGACGTTCTCCATCCTGACGTGGTTCAAGGGCCAGTGTGGTAACCCGGACGCGTACATGCTGACCAAAGGTGTGGAAATCTCTGGCTTTACCGTAGAGCAGGCGGTTAACGCCATGGTCACCGGCAGCTTCCCGTTCATCGGCCTGAGTCAGGAGATTCTTACCGCGCCGCCGTCTGGCTCTGATTTCTCTCAGGTTACGTTCACCGATGAGCCGTTCTCGTCGGTAGATGTGTCGGTGTTCGATGGCTCCACGCCGTTGCGTTGCGATACTCTCACCATCACCAACGACAACGGAGCTTCCGCGCAGTTCGAACTCGGTAACAGTAGCGTGGCGTTCGTCGAACGTGGACGCGCAGCTAACACATTCTCTATCTCTGGCAAGCTGTACGACATGGCGATGATTCAGAAGTTTATCAACGAGCAGCAGGTAGAGATTAACTCTATTCTGGCAGGGGTAAACGGGGCTATGTCTTTCAGTTTGAAACGTGCAGAGCTTACGGCGGTTACACCTGAGATTGGTGGGCCTGAGTCAATCACTCAGTCCATTGAAGGCCAGGCTACCGGCAATCAGTACCAGTCGTCTATCGTAATTCAACGTATCACCTACGCATAAAACTAAGGCCCCTTTCGGGGCCTTTTTCTTACAAACCTAATTTTAAAGCAATGTCTATAACGTTCGATTTAACGTCACCCGGTATGATGTAGGTGTCGTAATCTTTTACACCACTAACATCGTACAGATAGCCACGGCTATCGCAGATGAACGTATAGCCGTCACGATGGAGGCGGACGATTCGCACGTCATGCCCCGCGGCGACGATAGGGGCAACTTCACTGGCGAATCCACCATCGGACACTACAAAAACTTCGTCGCCGTCAGGCAAGTTTTCAGCAAGATACTTACCGAAATAATCATCGCCGAATACCGGTTTAATGAATTGCTCAGAAATGGCAATCATTAACCGGCGGCGGGACAACCCATTAAGAAAACCCTCGGGTTTTTCTTTCCGCGCCCGGTCGTCGTAGCCGTCGAGAAATTCGTGGTAAGCATCCTGGCCTAACGCTGCCAAAGCAATATTGAACATTGGATTCTTGAAACTGGTAGTTCCTTTCGCAAAGCCCATTTCTACCAGCGCCATAGCAAGCGTGTCTTTCCCGCAACCCGCAGGGCCATTAAGAATAATTACCTTAGCCATTATTTATCGCTCCCGTGTGGTTTTAAGTGTGTAGAGTTCCCGTTACAGTCGTATTCGGTAACTGCGTGTGCGGTTATGCCGAGGTAACGGAAATGCTTTATTACCGCTGGAGAGTCGTCGAACGCACACAAGATTCTTTCCAGTCCGAAAGCACGCAACACCTCTTCTTTAATTACGATGTCTTTTCTGTTGTCGTGTTTGCTGCGCATGATTAGCGTGTCAAACCTAACGTTATTCTCTCGTAACCATTCGCGAGTCTCCTCCTCAGCGTCATCACTTCGCCCGGTAAGGATAATTATAGTAAGTCCGGAATGCCACAGTACGCTACACAAATGGATATTGTCGTATATCGGAGCGTCATCTTTGCAGGCCATGTTAAATGGCTTCCACGCCCACGTTTCTCCGTAGTTATCTTTTGGTAACAGGTGTAAGCGATGGGTACCGTCGGCCAATGTCCCGTCTAAATCGAAAATTACAATATCTTTCATCCCAGCATCTCCGGTGAAATAGTTAAACGTGCGACCTCGCCATATTCGGCGCTATAAGTAATTACATTTGCACTGCGGCCCGACATCCATCCGCCGCGAGAGGCGTAGGCGTCTTTAGCCGCTAAGGTGCGGTGTTGCTCAACAATCATGTTACGGCTTTCTACAATCTTCTGGTGGTGCAGATGGCCTACGTGGGCGTAGCTGTAAACACTCTCGCCGAACGCTTTACGGAACTTGGCAATCATAACCGGTTCGATAGCGTCGAATCGTGCTTTATGCCCGTGATGGAAGAACAGCGTCGTTTTGCCGTGTTGCACCATCTTGTAAACATCCGGCGACGTATCGACGAACACGCGCGGCTCATTGTCGTACAGCGTACTGAACATCTCAGCCAACCAAATCATACCCGATTCGTCGTGATTCCCTTGCACGATAAGCAAGCGAACATTTTTATGCTTAACCAACGCCATATCAACGACACGGCGGACCATACGAATCATGTAACGGACCAGTTTCTGATAGCGCGTGTCAGCGTCAAGGACATGACCGCTTGCGGGCGTAACGGCATCAAGACTATCGAAGTGTGCGAAGTCCCCAAGCAGGTTAATAACCCCAGTACCGGCATCCGGTGCTTTCTGGAATGCTGCATCGAACCAACGAGAGAACAGGTCTTCCGCAATCTTCATGTCCCAGTCGTCGCCGCTCTCGTCGGCCCAGGCCAGCATACCGAGATGGAAATCGGATACAGTGTAAAGATTGAGCAGCTTATCGTCCCGTTTGGCACGAACGGCTTTAACAGGTGCAACGGGCGTAATCTCCGATTTCATGCCTTCGATCACGGCTTTCATCAATTCAACCTGACGTTCGGCGTCAGTGTCGGTCTTAACCCATTGCAACTTAGTGTTGCCGAACTCATCCACCAGTGACGACGTTCCTTTAATCTTATAGCCGTCCGGGACAAGGTGGCTAACATCACGTCCGTGACCTACACCTTTCTTAGCCAGCTTCGCTTTACGGATACGAATTACGCGGTCTGAGATGCCGTATTTACGGGCGATGTCTACATTCTTCATTCCGGCGTTCAATTCTTCCTGTAACTGTTCGTCGGTTATTTTCTTCCAGGCCATGCTTACTTCCTCGTGTTTAGGATTTGTCTTATAGTAGCCTACTTCTCTTTCACGTTCGAGTTACAAGCCCAGATTAAAATGAATACCCACGGCAACAGAACCCACCCGAGAAATAAGTTAGCCATGAATATCGCTAGCTTTGCTTTATGGTTTCGCATATGGGCCACAAAAAACGGGATAAAATAAACGCCTACAACAATAATTAAAAAGAACATAGCGATACCGGTCATAACATAACTCCTGATTTGAGATAACATCGTTGGTGTAAGTGAATAGTACGCTATTATATCAGGGTGTGCAAGTAGTATGTTAGAATAATTTTGCGCCTAGTGTCGCACACGAAAAGCGGGTGGTTCCCGTCTGGCGCATTTCCTTTAACCAGTAACCTCTTAACCAAAGGATTAAAGAATGAAACTTTCTGATTTTTATTACGAAGCTGAAGCTGAAAAGGGTGCACGTATGCCGATACCATTAAAAGACGGTACCGATTCCGGGGAATGGCTTAATGTTGTTTCTCCTGAGGCAGACGTTGCCGTTAAGGCTATGCGCGCGTTCACCCTTGCATACCGGGCAGTGTTAGGGAAATTAAAACCGCTTCGTGATAAGTGCGAAGAGATGAAAGATTTCTCTGAATACAACCTGAAGATGGAAGACGCGGCGACGGACCTTAACCGTCAGTTAGCGGTTGAATTGGTTAACGGGTGGAGCCTTGACGACGAATTCAATAAAGAGAATCTGAACACACTCCTGACGCAATATAAACGACTCGCGGAACTTGTTGTTGTGTTTCATAACGAACAACTGCACCAGCTACAGGAAAAGTAGACGCGTTGCTCCAGTTCGCCCGTTGGAACTTCATAACCCGCCACAAACGGCGGGAATTTGACAGTATCGCCGATGGGCATAAAGCCGCGCTAATTGCTATGGGGGTTATGCAAGACGCGCCGGACGCAACGCAGGCCACTGGGCCGGAATGCCCCCCTGAACTACTAACCACATTTGAGAAGTACAGGGAAATTAAATTCACCCGCCGAGTGGACGACGACGGCATCAAGATGTACCCGCGCGAGCAATTACGATGGTCAGATTTAGTGGCGTACAGCACCGTTTCAGGCCAGAATATAGGGATGTTCGAATCTGACATCATCATGAGCTTAGACGCTATTTTCGAGGGTAGAAACGATGGCTGATGTAGCTAGTTTAGTCGTAAAAGTATCAGAGCAAGGCGCGAAAGCCACATCAGACCGTCTTGATAATCTTTCAAAGTCCGCAAAAGTAGCGGGGGCCGCCGTAGCAGGCCTCGCTTCTATCGTAGCGGCTACCGCGTATAAAGCCGCCCAAGAACTAGTTGACTCACAGCGGCAACTGGACAAGATGTCCGCCAGTTTGAAGACCTTAACCGGAAGTACCCAAGGTGCTAAACAGGCGCTAAGTATCCTGCAAGATTTTGCACGCGACACCCCATACGGACTGGAGCAGGCGGTGGAAGGCTTCCGTAAGCTGGTGGCCCTTGGCCTTACCCCATCCGAGGAGGCGTTGCGGTCCTACGGCAATACCGCATCGGCTATGGGTAAGGACCTTAATCAGATGATTGAGGCGGTAGCCGACGCCAGTACGTTTGAGTTCGAACGCCTCAAAGAATTCGGCATCAAAGCCAAGCAGAACAAAACCGACGTAGAGTTTACGTTCCAGGGAACGACAACCGTAGTTAAGAAAAGCGCTGCCGATATTGAGCAGTATTTACTTAACATTGGTAACGTAAATTTTGCGGGGGCTATGGCGGACCAGGCCAACACCCTTAACGGCGCTATCGCGAGTGCCAGTGACTCATGGTCGCAGCTAAAAATGACGCTTGCCACCAGTCTTGATGTTGGCGCACTTGCTGAACCTATCAGGTATATCGATGACTTGATTCAGGAATTAAACGCGTCTGTTGCTTCCGGTGAATTAGCCGCTGAAATGCAGATGTGGGGGAACATCGCGTCGGAAGTAGGAAGCGCTATCGAGATGTCATTCGACGCTGCGTTTGGCTTTGTTGGCGATGCCATCAACGGGCTTAATGAACTGTGGGATTTCAGCAGCAAGAGTATTACGGATAGCGGAGAACAAACGGCTACTACCATCGCTGAATCCGCCGCCGATGCGCTTGACTTCATCGCGGAAGAGTTCACCGCGATGGAGAGATTCTTTGAAGATATGGTTAAAGGCGCGCAGGACGCGGGCCGTCTTGTACGAGCCGCTTTTACCCCCGGGGAATCAGTAGACGTAGCTAAAAATATCAACTTCCAGCTTGGCCTGGCTTTGGATACCCAGCGCGATGTCACCGACGTTACGCGTAAAAGTTTCCGCGAACAGGTAGAAGCTCAACAGGATATTGTAGCGTTAAAACGCGCGGCGTATGACATCGATAAGGAGTCCGCAAAAGCTGAGGGGTTAAACAAATTTAAGGTAACCGGAACTGGCGGCGGTTCTGACGATGACGGGTCAGCCGCAAAAGCCGCTAAGAAAGCGGCGGACGCGTTCGAGCGCCAGAAAAAAGCGGCGGAAGACTTCTACTATCAGTCAATCCATCTTAATGATGACGTATTTCAGAAAATAGAAGCTAACCAGGAAGAGCAACTGTCTAAGTTGCAGGACTTCTATAGCAATAAGCTTCTTAGCGACCAACAGTACGAAAACGCCAAGACGCAGATTATGTTATCCGCGGAACAGGCCCGCCAGGAAGAACTGGATAAGAAAAGGAAGGAGGCCCAGGAGAATCAGCAGAAAGGCGAGGATTTCATGGCTCAGATTATGGGTCAGAACGCCACCGAGCTTGAGCTTCTGGATATTCAGGAACAGCAGAAACTGGCAGTAGCCGATAAGTACCGTGAACAGGGTCTTATTAGCGAGAAGCAGTATCAGGCCGCGCTTAACGCCATCAACGAGCAGTACGCCACGAAGCGTGCCGACGCAACGGCAACGGCCTTCGGTAACATGGCCTCAAACATCGGTTCGGCTTTGGGCGAGGCTTCTGGCGCGTACAAGGCATTCGCTATCGTGCAGGCCACTATAGCCACGTACACCGCGGCTATTGAGGCGTATAAGTCAACAGCGGCTATCCCTGTAGTTGGCCCGTTCCTGGCTCCTGTAGCTGCCGCTGCTGCCGTTGGGGCGGGTATGGCGCAGATTTCCGCTATCAGGTCCGCACGTGAACAGGGCGGACAGTTATCCGCGGGGCAGGCTTCAACCATCGCCGAACGCGGTAAACCAGAAGTTATCATGCCCGCTGGTGCGTCACGTGTACGCACCGCACAGCAGATGAAAGAAATTATGGGGCAAAACGGGTCTTCTTCCGGCCCATCTAATGTTACTATCGTAAATAACACGAGTTCTCAAATAGGCAACGTATCCACTGAGCAAGATGATGAAGGCCGTTTGCGTATCATCATCGAGGAGCAAGTGGCTGCCTCTTTGCAGAACAGTAACAGTAAGATTAGCAAGGCCCGCAAGGCCACAAGAAATGCGCCGGGGTTCAAATAATGACCGAATTATATTTCCCACGTAGCCTTAAGCCGGTGGTGTCGAAAGGCTACTCAATGACCAGACGTAACAACGTCTGGAGCGTAGATTTAGCCGGTGGCGGGGTGCGTCAGGGCCGTGACACGTATTATGACGTGTTCCCGGTAAGCGTAACCCTGATTACATCGGCGCTGGGTCGGCAGGCGTTTCTGTCGTTCCTTGAGAAAGTCGACGGTGGTGCGTCGAGTTTCTGGATGGCGCACGACTTCGGCATGGGTATTGAGGACTACCAGGTGACAATCACGTCCACCATTGCGGAGTCCACTGAAGACGGGATTAACTGGACGATTACTTTCACGGCAACCGCTGAGAAATCACCGTTCCAGGACCAAGAGAACCAGTGCCTGATTAACAATCTTCCAGATTTGTACGGTTGTTACGGGGATTGTCTGGGTAGTTTCCTGAAAATATACGCGAACTACGAAACTACGTTCCCGCGCATCTGGAGCAATGAAGGGCCTGCCGGGTATCCACCGATTAACCTTCTGGCGTCGACTCTTGATAGCCGCATTGTTTACGATGGGCCACAGGTTTACTACATCAACCGAAATGGCAATCTTGTGCAGTCCGCCGCCAATGAATGGCCTCTTACGTTCATTGATGGTGTTGCGGTCGGGCGTGTGCCGCCAGAATCCACATCCAGCAATATCCTGATTAAATCGTCGAAATTATCTGACGCATCGTGGGCTAAAACTAGAGCAACAGTGTCGGACGCAGTTGACGGATTTCTAAACGGCGGTACGTTCTCACTAGTCCCGACCCAGACAAACGACAGCCATCTCGCATATCAATCGGTGTCTTCCGCTTTTGCGGAGGGTGATGTATACACTCTCAGTTACGTTGCTAAGGCATATGGTTATAATTATGCGAGACTTCGCGCCGCTGATGATGCTGGGTTTATCGCGGATTGTGTTGCTAACTTATCGACAGGGGTTATTTACGCGGGCGCCCCCGGCAGCGATATAGCAGAGCTTGGCGATGGTTGGTATCGATTTACAGAAACGGTAGCTATACGCCAGGGCGGCGCATCTTCTCTGCTTTTAGCGTCATGGGTGTACAACAACTCCGCCGTTGGTTCATTTGTCGGTGACGGGGTTAGTGGGATATTAGTGTGCGCGATGCAAATAGAAAAATCACCTTTTGCCACGTCGCCAATAGTAACCGAATCGTCACCGGTAACCCGAACGACGGCATCGGCAAAAGTAGTAATGAACGGTGCAACAAGCATTGATATTACATATTCAGACGGCTCTGTGGTAAACGTTCCGTCTGTTGACGGTTACGCCGCCATCCCTCAAGCAGACTCTGCGTGGGGAAGCAAGTACATCACCCGTATTGATTTTAATGTGGACAGTTAACTTATGAGCCAGGAATCAGTAGAAGCCGCCTATCGCCGTAAGCTGGCCTCCAACCCCGACGGCGAGATGGACTACATCACGTTGCAAATCAGCCACCCGTTGCTGTCTAAGACGTACTATCTTGTGCGCGGGTTACAGGAACTCACGGCAACACTGGAGACAGGCGAAATTATCACGTTCGAGCCAACCCCGATGGAGGCGTCGGGGGCGGCTAACAACAGTGATATGGACCAGACGACTACGTTTACTTTACCGGATATTCTCAATCAACTTGACGATGAGATGGATAAAATCCCTATGAGTAACACCGAGTTGCCGAAGTTCGTCTTCCGTCGTTACGTCAGCACAGACCTGTCTTATCCGGCTGACGGTCCTGTCATGTATGAGTTGCAGGCCATCAACCAGGAGAAGGGCGAGTTCTCCGCGGATGTTGGTACACCTATGCTGAACCAGCGAAGCACTGGTATACTGATGACACCTAAAGAGATACCGTTATTACGCGGCCTGTTGACCACATGAATATTAACGACTACACGGGCATACCTTACGACTTTCGCAAGCGCAATTGCTGGCATCACGTGCGCATTGTCCGCGCGGATGCCGGGTTAGAAACCCCTGCGTTCGACGTTACAAGCCCAACGGCAATTAACGAAGCGTTTGACGAAGGCCACCGTGACACGAAGGGGCTTACAAAAATTGATAAGCCTGAAAACTTCTGCGCGGTGCTTATGGGTTATCGCCGCGGGGGTCGTATCGTGTGGCACGCTGGAGTTTACTTCGACGGGATGGTGAGTCATTGCGAGCTTGCATCCCGTCAGGTACGGCTTGACAGGCTGGTGGACCTCAGAGACACGTACACGGAGATTGAATTTTGGCGATAATCCTGCACTACACGCGAAACGCTGAAGGCGCTTTCGACCGTACAAAACACGTCGGGATGCCGATGGAGTTTGTCGTTAACCGTATTCCCTACGGCGTGCCTGTGCGCGTCTATCTCGGTGAGATTGGCGATGATACAGATGTAACAGACGACTTCAATGCGCTCAAAGACGAGGACGCCGTGTACCACATTATCGAGGGTGCAGGCGGTGGTATCGGCGACGCTATCGGTAGTGTATTCAGTTTCATCCTTAAGCCAATTGCCAAATTGTTCGGGCTAAACACAGCAGCTAACGCTAATTATTCCGCTACCAACAATCAGGCTACGTCGCCTAACAACAGTCTTACTGACCGCTCGAACAAGCCACGACCTTATGAACGTTCTTATGACATCTGCGGGACAGTGCAGACTATACCCAATGACCTGATGCAGACGTATAAGGTGTTTAACGCCACGGGGGCGCTTATTGAATATGCGTACTATGACGCCGGTCGAGGGTATCTGCATATTGAGGAAGACGGTGTAACTGAGGCAGATACCCGAATCAGCGAGATAACTGGCTCGTCGGTGACGGTGTATTCTCCTTACACTTCGCTGAATAACACCAGCACACCACAATTGCATATCGGCGACCCTATAGACCAGAAATTGTACGTTACATTTAAAAACGCCGATGTCGATGGCGCTGTTCTTCCCGCCCCTAATGATATCGCTATAGACGTGCAGGACTACACTGTCCAGCGGCAGGGAACAACCGGCGTTGTAGTAGGCGATGACGCTGGTTTCGATGAGTTTTTGGCGGTCGGGGACCTGGCATACTTCGATAACGTATATGCAGATACAACCCCAGGGTCTTTGGGTAATGAGGTTAACCTGGACGGGAGGTACACGGTTCTTTCTGTTAGTGAAACGACCCTTATTGTGGACGTCAGTACAAATCAATCAATATGGAACCAGCTAGGAACATCTGTATGGTTTATAGGTGAAGAGGGCAACCATCTTATAGGCCCGGCGGATACTTACGCGGCTTCCCTCTCTGAATGGGCGTACATCACCCGCGGAACCGTCGACCGTGTTGTAGCCAATGTGGCTGCCAGCAACGGCATGTACAAATACAACGGCGACTATAACCGCGCTTCAGTGACAGTCGAACTGCAATACCAGATGGTAGATGAATTGAAACAGCCTGTAGGTGACATATTTACCGTACGAGGAACCGTAACAGGCCGGAACACGGATTACACAGGGATTACTCTTTACGGAAGTTTACCAACTGCTTCCAGATTCCGCGCCCGTATGCGTCGTGTTTCGGACACCGATAAAGATTTTGAAGGTACTGTTAGCGACGAGGTTACTTTCACTAATCTGTATGGGCAGTCGCTGGACACAACCCCCCACTACGGCAACCGTACTACCGTACACTGCGCCCGTAAACAAACCCCACGTGCAGCCGAGGTGTCCGAACCGGAACTGCGCATGATTGCAACCGAGATGTGCTACAAATACTTAGGTAACGGCGTATTCGATACAGTAATGACACCGAACACTCAGGCCGTGCAGTCGCTAATCAGGCTGGCGCGTGACCCTGTGGTGGGTAATCTGGAACTGACAACGGCAAATATGGACAAGTTACTTGCCGTGCAGGAAGAAATTGAGTCGTATTTTGACAGTGAATTAGCCGGGCAGTTCTGCTACACATTCGACGACTACGACACAACCATGCAAGACATCGTTCAGACCATCGCGGAAGCCGTGTTTTGTACGGCATACCGTAAAGGTGCTGATATTATGCTGCGATTCGACCGTCCTGTTGCGGGGCCTGAGATGGTTTTCACCCACCGCAGCAAAACGACCGGTACGGAGAAATGGACGCGCACGTTCAACGATTCGACAACCTACGATAGCCTGTCGTTCTCGTACATTGACCCGGATACAAACGTACAGGAGACGATTTATATCCCGGAAGAACTCGGCGCGAACACCGAGGAGTACGAATCGAAGGGTGTACGTAACTATCAGCAAGCGTACTGGCTGGCGTGGCGTCGCTACCAGCGCAACACGTTAAGTAAAGTTGTCGTAGAGTTCGAAGCTACCGAAGAAGGCGCTCTCGCTACTCCCGGCGGCGTAATCAGTGTGGTTAAAGGCTCGCGTATCGCGCCGCAGGATGGTTATGTTGTTGCCGTCAATGGCCTTACGCTGACGCTGTCTCAGCCTGTTACGTTTACTCCTGGTGATGACCATTCCATCATTCTTAAGAAGCGCGACGGCTCTGTGCAGAGTATTTCTGTTATCAAAGGAAGCCACGACCGCGAAGTGATTATGCTCTCCGCGCCGGAGGAGGCAATCTACACGGGGAATAGTGCGCTAAAAACTGAGTTTTCATTCGGCAACGAAGCAAGGCATAATGCTCAGAAGATAGTTGTTTCTTCAATCGACCCCGGCGACGACCGCACGGTCAAGATTACGGGCTACAACTATGATGACGGATTCTATAAATACGACGGCGTCGCGCCATACGGCAGCGGTTTCTCCGACGGATTCAGCAATGGTTTTAATTAAAGAGGACTCTATATGTCAAGCGGATGCGGTGACGTTTTAAGCCTGGCGGATTTACAGACCGCCAAGAAACATCAGATTTTCGAGGCCGAGGTTATCACTGGCAAATCCTGCGGTGTAGCTACGGGTGCAGACATTGATTACGCAACAAATCAGGTTACCGGGCAGACGCAGAAGACGCTTCCTGCCGTGTTGCGCGACGCGGGTTTTTCTCCGGTGTCATGGGATTTCTCCACAGGCGGCACGTTAACCGTTAACGACCGGGACAAGGTGGTGTATGACCCTGTTAGCAAAACATGGTACTCGTACGCAGGTACGTTACCAGTTGTTGCCCCTGCATCGTTTAATCCAGTCGGTAACGCTAACTGGAAGCCGCAGACAGACCCAAATTTGCGTAATGATTTGGCGTCAAGTACCGCCGGTTTAGGGGCTTCACTGGTGTCTTTTTCCAACGGTAACACCGTTGAAACATTATCTGACGCGGAAGGTGCCAAGAACATAGGCAGTGGCGAAAGGAGTTTGCTTGCACGTAACAATGATATTAAGCATTCTGGCGACTTTTCTACCCTTCAAGCCGCGGTAGATGCGTCGTTAACTAAAAACGACTTAATTGTTTCTCCGGGTGAGTATACAGAAGCAATCACTCTGGGTAGTAAGCAGATAAAAGGTGTAGGTGGTGCTGCAATATTAAAACCATCGGCAAACTATGCAAATACTGTACAGGTTAATTTATCCGCCCCGCACTGGCAGTTTCGACACAGCGGTGGTTTTGCCGTAGATGGTACAGGTACAACTGGGGCCGTAGGTATTAGTTTTGACCCGTCAGACCAATATTCCGGACGTCATAATTTTAGTGATTTATACATCCACAACATCAACAAGGCCATTCAGAAGCCTTCCGGGAACATCGGTAATACATGGAGAAATATTGGGGTATCTACGTGTGATTGGGGGTATTACGCGATTAGTGGCTCAGAGATGCATTGCGGGGCCGATACCCTCTACAATATCCACTTCGACGGCATCTCCACCTATGCCGTCTACCTAAACGGCACTGTCGATAACGGCGGGATAGGCGGATGGTGGCTTAAAGACTCCATTATTGAGGCTTCCGGAGGCGGCGGGATATATTTAAAAAGCAAATCAGGTGACTGCCCTACATCTCCATGCGGGGTATCCAATGTATGGACGGAAGCGATTGCAACATCATCGGCTGTTCAGGTAGACGGCGTGGCGCAAAAACCGCGAGTTCTCAAGTTGGTAGACACCGCGATATTCTTTGCTGAGTATTCTTATCTCAACAACATCGAGCTATCCAACTCCAACTTAGTAACTTATGGTTGCCGTTTTGACAACGCCGATGGTAATCAGGATATTGTAGTGGATGCACAAAGCACCATCGTAGCCCACGACGTGTATTTAAACGGCAGCTCTGGAAAGGACGTTATTGTAGAGTCTGTCGCGTCGCAATCCGCAACGATAGCCACTACAAACTTGTCTCTACGAGGAAATTTAACAAGGGGACGAGTGTTTAATACGCCGACGGGGAATAAGTTAAAAGCTATCACATTTGACTCAGGTAGCCATAATTTTTCTGGTAGCGGTACCGTTAACGGTTCGACTGTATCTGACGGACTTCACGCCGCTACATGTACCGAATTTTCATTCCCTGGGTCCGGTTTATATGAAATGGTAGCGTCAAGAACGACACTTACATCCGGTAGATGGTACGTGTGGGGCGTCAACTCTCGCCTCCAATCAGGAACAGCAGATGTGAGTATAACGTCAGGTATTACTATGGGTAGCGTTTATACTAAGTCTGGTGAGTGGATTAGCACATTTGGGGTGGGTAAAGCTTCCGCTAACGGTACTGTAGGTCTGTACGTCTCTACTGGGGGAGGTTCAGGTGCTGTTATCAGATTTAGTGACTTCTTCATCGCTGAGTTTACGACGCAGGCTCAGGCTTTAGCTTTCGCTAACTCCCGAATGTCGTTGGCTTAAAACTAAGGCCCCAAACGGGGCCTTTTCTCTACTCTTCTGATAACTTCTCCAGTACAAACGCCAGTTGCGCATTAGCGGCGTCTCTTTGCTGACGTAGCCGCAGAACCTCTTCTTCGAGTTCCTTGATACGTTTTTGCAATGCCGGAATTGGGGCTATGATGTTCATCTGGTAAATTTCCTCGCAAGATACGTTATTTCTTCTTCACAAAGTTCATCAAGGTCGTTAGATACAAATCCTCTGGTGAATGTTTTGCTGAACTTTAATCCAGCTTTATCATTGTCGCCAGCGCATACCCAGTCATACGGCAAAAGTGACATTTGCTGCCGTAGGTCTGTTGATATATTTGACCCCAGTGCGCTTACAGCATTGAACCCGCAATTCATCAAGGCTACGGCTTTGAATATGCTTTCGGTAACAAATACCACCCCGCTTTCCGGCAAATACTCAAGCCCCCATAAACACGGCCTTGTTGTTCTGGTAAAGTACCGCGCGTCTTTAGGGTTTTTACAGTTCTTTTCGGCATGTGGTTTGTAATGCTGGTATCCGCGAAGCCTACCGTCAAACCCCCACAGGTAAAACGTAGCTACTCCAGGGGCTAAGACTACCTGGAGACGGTCAGCGTCAAACCCACGCGCCAGCAGATGAGCTTTAAGTAGAAACTCTTCGAAATCCATCATTTCTTACCTCGTCTCTTCATGTAATTAAGCAACTCTTCCTGTACCGATTTCTTCTCGTCGGTACGCGCGGCGACAACCTCGTCCAGAGTGTCTTTAGCAACGATGTGATAAAGGAACACCGGGCGCTCGTGACCCGCCTGTTTCTGGCGGACTGGGCCTATGCGCTCAACAACCTGCAAATAGTGCTCAAGGTTCCAGCCTTGCGAGATGAACGCCAGATGATGACCCCCGTCCTGTAAATTCAAACCATGCCCGGCTGACGCAGGATGCACGCATAAAATCTCGATTTCCCCACGGTTCCACGCTTCCATCTGCTTGTTCCCCCTAGCGCCTTTGGCGAACGCCTGTGCCTGTGGGAATCGCTTAAGGATACGCTCCAGTTCGTGTTTAAACTGATAGGCTACAAGCAGCGGCGCGCCCTGTAACTCCTCGACAATTGACTCAAGCGCATCCAGTTTCGTGTCGTGCACTTTCTCCCAGTCTTTGGTCGCTTCGCCGTCTGGTCCTGACACATACACAGCACCGGATGCAATTTGCAAGCACTTCGACGTCTTCGCCGCGGCGTTAGCCGCTTCAACTTCCCCGCTCTCCAGTTCCGCAAATAACTTCTCCTCCATATCAATGTACGCCTGACGCGCTTTCTTCGGCAGGTCGATTTCGACCGGTACAATAATCGGCGCTTCACAACCGAACCATTCGGCGGGGTCTATGGTCAGGCTGATGTCTTTCATCTTCTGATGAATCTCATTATCTGCACCCGGGCGTGCGTGATATTCACGTGCCATAGCCGATTTGCCTTTCTGTACCGAGTTAAACCAGCGGTCAGTGAACGCTGTGTACGAAGAACCGAGGCGCTCGCCAGCGTCGATAAACCAGTTCTGCCCCCACAGGTCTTTGAGGCCGTTTGGTGATGGTGTGCCCGTAAGGTTGATGAAACGCTTAACCTTGCCGAACGCAACCTTGCTAAGCGCCTTCGCCCTCTTGCTACCACCTGAACGGCTGCGGAACGATTTAAGCTTCGTGCTTTCATCGGCAACGATAACGGTAAAAGGCCAGTCGTCTTTGCCGTAGTAGTCAATCAGCCACTCGATAACTTCGTAGTTAGTGCACACCACGTTAGCATCAGACTCCAGCGCTGCGATGCGGCGCTTTTCTGAACCGGTTGCATCTACGACGCGCAGACAAGGGAATTTCCATTTCTCTTGTTCTGCAGGCCATGTACCGGACGCAACGCGCAACGGGGCGAGGATTAACACGCGGTCCTCTTCTGTAAGCTGCCCGTTGCGGAACAGCCGGTTAAGCACCCACATAGTGGAGGAGGTTTTACCCCCTCCCATGCCGCACCAGATATTACAGCGCGGGTGTTGCAGCATGAACGAGGTCATGAGCTTCTGGTACTCTCGACGGATAAATTTAGACATACTCAACCCTTAACGTAGAGCACCAGCTCTTTACGCCCGAACGCCGTAACGTTACCAGTTACATCTTCGATAACCAGTTTACCGTTCGACTCGACGAACACCGTATCAACGGCAACAGGGCGACGTGTCTTAACGTTGAAAATCATGTCGCCAGGTACGATGTCACGTGCTGGTTTGCGGTCATATTCGTGTTTCATTTCTCAATTCCTTATATTGTTGGTGTAAGGCTAACTATAATAGTTCGCTATTAGGTCGTCAACCTGTTTAAACGAACCGACGACAAAAACATTTGCACCGCGTTTACGCATCCGCTCATGCTCACGTAACTGGTGTGGGTCTGGCTTCGTATTTTCGTCTTTCTTAACCTCGACGAACCAGACGATGCCGCCGGGGAGAATTACCAGCAGGTCAGGAGCACCGGAGCGCCCCTCGTAGGAAAGTTTACGAACGAGGCCACCAATGGCCTCGAATCGCTCTTTTGCGTATTTCTGAATCTTGCCTTCCGGGGTCATGAGCGCAGAACCCAGGTTATAAACGCTCCTCCGAGAACGGCAACGCCAACAAACTTAAAGAACAGGCCGTAACAGAACATCGCAGCTATTCCCGCGCCGAGTAACAGTGCGAGCATGGTTACTATGGTCCAGAATACTAACATTGTCATAATACGCACCCCTCACGTTTCGTATGCTCAATCCCGCAGCGCGGACAGATTCGGCAGTCTTCTTCGTATAACCAGTAAATTTTCATTCCAGCACCCACAAATAAATTGCTACTAGCATACCCAATACGGCGACCATCATGCCGTATTGACCCTCGTGACAGTAGACACCAGCGGCGAATCCCGCCAGCACCGCGATACTTAGTTTACTTGGCATAACGCTTCATCTCCGCGCCTTCCGCTACAAGAGGGAAGCCCTCTGCCCACTCTGGCAACGCACACATTAATTTCTCCAGTTCAGCTACGTTGTATTCCGGCGTATCTGGAGTTTCACATACCAGTTCATCGTGTACATGAAGTACAATAGGGTAGCCGTTTGCTTCTACGTTCAGCAGTGCATTAGCCAGCAAATCACGGCACAGCGCCTGCGTACAGTTTTCCACGAGTTTACCGGAATATGTGTACTGGAACCCCCACTGTCGGGTTAGCTGATTTTCGCCCTGGTACTTGATGCGCACGTTAGTAGACACCTTCCCGTCTTCGTCTGTCTCTTTTGATACGCTTAACCCGACGCCTGGATAAGACATAACACGACCCGACGGCAGCGTCATACGCAACCACCAACCAGCGACTTTGTTGCCGTTGTTATCTGTCTCTACGTTACGCGAAAACTTAACCCCGCGCGGCCCTGCGGTGAACTCTTTACCCGGATTGCGGATAGCCGCCATAGCTGCATCTTCAATATCGCGCCAGAATTGGACTATTGCTGGGTTAGCTTCCCGGTACATGCGCTTTAAAGCGTCACAGGTGCGCCAAACTTTCTTATCAAGAATATATGATGGTCGGTCATCTTTTTCACCAGGACGTGGCGGTCGCTTGGCTTCCTGAATACGCGCCCATTCATATCCTCGTGCGGTAGCGGCCCAGATATGGTCAGGGAAAGTCCCGTCTAAAGTACGGGCCATATCGTTCAAATCAAGCCCTAAGTTTTTAGCAAACGTGACGAAAGCCCCTACACCCCCCGCGTAACCCAGTCCGAGAACCATTGCTTTGGCTATTTGTCTTTGGTCCTTTGTTACGTCGTCATAACTAACGTTGAACACGGTTGATGCGAGTTTCTTATACACATCAACCCCGTTTACAAATACTTCTATTAAATCGTCTTCGCCAGCCAGCCACGCCAAACCACGGCCTTCAACGTTAGAGTAATCGGCTACGACAAACTTATGCCCTGCTTCCGGGATAATACAGCTACGAACCGTCGACGCCGTTAGCTTGGCTACGTCGAAACGGCGATGCGCACGACCCTTAAGTAGCGCTGAAATGCCCTTATCCAGTTCATCATCGTGATAGTACCCGCGCGCCAGGTTCTGTGGTTGGAAGCCTTTACCTGCGAACCGTAACGTACGCTTGGCCCCACCGTACTGGATGCAACCACGGCGGCGGTCGTCCGACGAGCGACCCAACAGCAGCGGGTTATATTTCGTTGACGCAGTGGACGCGGCCCCGAGGCGCATTTCTATAATTGTGCGGGCGTCGTCGGGTAAATCCTCATCCGCCAGCAGGTCGTTAAGCGTTGACTTCTGCGCGTTGTGGATACGGTGCGCTGGCGCAAGTTCACGCAGAATCGGCAGGAAGTCCTTACCAGTAAGAGAGCCACCGTATTTTCGTTGGGCTTCTTCCTGTAACTGCGCCTTGTGCTTCTCCACGGCTTCAATCGCGGCTTCTGCCAGTGCAACGTCAACCTTAAACCCGCGGTCATTTATTAACTGGTCAAGTTCCAGTACACGGTCTTCGAACTCGGAGTTACCCCAACGTGGCAGCTTATGGAAGACTTCACGCATCGCGGTGATGTCGCTCACGGCGTACTTGATGAACAGCGCCCACTCGTCCGGGTGTGTTTCTGCGGTATAGCGTCTGATTTTGTAGTTCTTCGGTGTCGGTTTAGAGAAACGCTGAATCAGCGCCTTGCCGCGTTTATCTTTCGCGTTGTCGGCGGATACGCCCAACACTTCGCACAAGGCATCCAGTGAACCTGGCAGCGCGTGACGAAACGCCCAAATCATCGTATCAATGGTGTTGCTTACGGGAATATCAAAACCCCAGCAGTGCTTCATGATGAGCCTATCGAACATTGAGCCGTTGTGCCACACCATCTTGGTGCGGCTGTTTGGCTTAACCAGGCGGCGCAAGGCGCGGTGCAAATCTCCCGGCATGTCGCTGCCGTCGGTGCAATCCCATACCTGTACAGGCTCGTCATCAAAGGCATATGTGCAGATTAGCACTTCGGTTGACGGGTGTTCGGCGTAAGCGTAGGAGCCGACTTTCTTTAAATCGGCTTCGGAGAATGTTTCAAAGTCTAAGAACAGGTAACTCATTATTTTCGACCCTTAGTAAAAAGGCCCAATGAAGGGCCTTAGTTAAACAGATTCAGATATTAACCACGGCGACGACGTTCGCGGCGTGGTGCTTCATCCTCTTCGTCGTCTTCCAGGTCATTGACGCTCGCGGCGACTTTAGAACCGCCGAACGCTTTACCTTCTCCAACGTACTTAATTGCCAACAGGTTAACACCGAGAACTTTGTATTTCTGACTGAACCAGATTTCTACGCTTACGTTAGCAACGCAGCCACTGTAAACCTGTTCACCTTCAATCTGTTCGCCGTCTACATTGAAGTCCTGCTCTACCTGAGTCTCACCTTTTTTAGAGGTTACAATCAGCGGCTGCTTCTGTGCCTTCGCTTTGAAGTAGAAGCCTTCCGGGAAGTCTTCAAACGGATTGTCACGCTCGGCAATGTCTTTAATCGCACATTTATCCATGTGCTTACCTTCGCCGTAGTTGGACTTCATCCACTTCTCGGCGGCGGCTGCACCTAACGCTTCTTCAACTACAGCGTAAACGGTGTCGTAGAGCGCGTCGATTTGCGCGTGGTCGGACGGCAGGATAATAGTCGCGCTGTACTGACCTTTAGTGATTGAACCATCATCATTTTCACGGTCTTTTTCGCGTTCGAATACGTTAACCCAAGCAGTGTTTACTTTACGCAGATTTAATTTCAGTCCCATTTCTCGATTCCTCAGTTTTCAGTTTACTCCGGGAGCTGCCCGGCCAGTGATTAGAACTATAATAGCTAACTATTCAGGTGTCAAATAAAATTTCGCAATACGGACTATGTTCTCGAAATCATTCATATCAACAGGTTCGAATTCATCCTCCACATGGTTGTATCGCACCATCGTGCCGTTCAGGAACGTAAACGATTCCGAATGGATATAACCGCCCCAGCGCCATATCATCACAAAATCTTTATCTGTGGGCATTTCATTTACTTGAATCATTATAAATCCTCCTCTGTTACCCTATTCCACTCAGGACGTTTGTCGTCTGCCGTTGCAACACATGGTGCGCCTGGCTTACGGGTAATGAAGTCTTTCAGTTCTTCTTCCGGTATGACTTTAACCGCTTCGGTTGGCGTCATGAGCACTTGCTTCATTAGCGCTATGCCATACTTGCCAGCCACTTTCTCTGCATCTTTCCACGCACGATTACCCGGGCGGCCTTCAACCAGCTTGTACCCCGGCACTTTCTTACCGGAATGCAACGCGGCAGCCATCGCTTTCTCAACCTTGTCGATGTGCTGGCGCAACAACGGCAACTTCTCATACTCAGCTACGAGTTGCTCCGGCGTAAGTTCCAGGGCAAAGTCGTCCTCCAGTTCTTCCGCCAGCACAGAGTTAACCGTCTTTGTACGCGCGGCGCACTGTTCAGAGAACCGGCACCACTGACAACCATCAACCGACGGCTTGAAGTCTGACGCTTTCAGGTTCTTCTTGCCACGGTGATAAGCATCAAGCGCTAACAGTGCGCGTTTCTGTGCGAACTTAGCGAACAGCTCCATACCTTCAACCGAGATGTCCCACTCCGACGCGCCGCCAGTGTACGGCTGGAAGATTACCAGACGAACAACTGTTATGTTATAACGTCTCTTGAGTCGGCGATAAACACCGAGAGCGTAAAGCATAAGCTGCTTGTTTTCTTTCGCTTCGACGCGATGCCGCCCGGTTTTCAGGTCGCCGATAATGAGCATGTGCTCGTCGGTGTTTGCCAGTTCCTGGACAGCAACGAGGTCAGCGGTTCCGAACGTCTCAACGCCTTCATACCCCGGATGCAATACCTCAGTAAGATTGACACGCATTTCCAGCTTGGCGTAAGTCGCTACGTCTATAATCGCTTTGCAGTAGTCGGTGTACTTGCGCACCTGCTCAATCATGTCCGCCGTAATCAGTACCGCGCCTTTCATCGGGCTGATTAGCGCCTTAATCTGACCTTTGCCTTCATCCAGTACGTAAGCGCCGACTTCACGCTCCAACGGCAACGCAGTGCCGCGTATATAGGCGTTGAGATGGACCTCAGCTATGGTGTGCATGGCGGTTCCTAATACAGCGGCTTTACCCGACGTGTTAGGGGTATCTTTTTCACACGCCAGCGACGCAGCGCATGACAGCCACTTTTTAGCGCCTGACGGTGACAGTAAGGCGTGTACATCATTATTGCCGCCTCGTTCTTTTAGAATCATTATTTAGCCTCCTCCGGTAGTTCTGGTAAATACATCCAGTGTGTTATACCCATCTCGATATACCGTTTCGTATATAACTGATTTCCGTTTTCATCCAGCCCAGCAGTAATGTCGTCGAAATAGTCCTGTATATGCACAAAATCAATTCCGCCTTCCGGGAACCCATTATCGTCACATTTACTTCCGTCTACTGAGCAAACTAAAACAGAATCATCTTTTGACTCTGGTAGTGCTTCGTTTACGCTAACCCAATTCATACCCTGTTATCCCACTGGTCAATTAAATGTCGTGTCTTATGGTCGCAGTGCATGGCCCACCCATACATCGACTCGAAGACATAAAAGTCAGGCTTGGCGAAAGTTGTGCGCTTAATCTGTGACACGTGACGGCCTATATCTTTAGGCCGTGGTACTTTTCCTAAGTACGCCATCTCTTCCATCTGGTGCGCACCGGACGGAGCACGCAATAGCCATAGCGCCTCTGTGTTATCCCGCCTGTCGACGGCTCGGTAGAGTTGGTAAATCATAATTCCGACCCTCAGTTAAAGCGGCCCGAAGGCCGCGAGATAGTTATTCTTCTTCGAAATACTTGTTCTTGATTGCTGTCAGGCGTTCCAGGTACTCAACCAGGTCTTCGTCTTTAATCGCGGCAATCTTCATCTTCTTACCTGTGAACTCTTCCAGCAGTTCATCAGAATCATCGCACGCGGCATCGCTAGGACCTTCATTAATTGCATCGTCGATGGCCTGAATCTGGTCACGCAGAGACTTGTAATCGACTTCTTCTTTCTCTTCTTCCGGTTCTGGCGCAGGTTCCTCTACTTTAGCTTTACGCGGCTTGCGTTTTGGCTTCTCTTCTTCTTCTTCTGCCGGTTTGGTGTCAACTACGTCTTCACCTTCAACCGGGATTTCTTTTGTTTCTTCTTTTACAACAGTAGGCGTGATTGTTGCAGTTTCTGCAACACCACTGTCGACGTCTTTACCATATTGCGCAGTGATAGCCTTCGGCAGTTCAGTACGGCGTGCACTGTTCGCAGCAATCAGTTCATGTGCAACTACGAAACGTTCCAGTAATACTAAGAATTTCTCTAACATTATTTATTCTCCTGTTTATTTGGGTTACTCGCCGTCGCCTTCTGTAAGGCTATCGTCTATTAATTCAAATTTACCGTTTGGGTGTTGAATAGCTTCTTGCCCGCAATGGTCGCAGACAACAAGTTTATCGAACCCATCAAACTCGTCCCCGACTACGCAAGAAAGTACAAATTTATGTTTTGTGCACACTTCCTGCGATTCTCCGAAAATTGCTAGAAAACCTTTAGCTATGGCTCCCGTTATTGTGTTCATATCCGCCCCTCTCGTTTGGTATGGGCTAACTATAATAGCGAACTATTCACATGTCAATGGGCTTTTCTAAAATAATTAATATGGTACTATTCACATATCAACTGACTAAGGAGTAATTGACATGCAACCATCTGAACTAGGTATCCGTGTAGAACAACGCCGTAAAGAACTCGGCATCTCCCAGCGCCGTTTGGCGGCCCTGACCGGCGTTTCCCAGGGCGCGATTAACCAACTGGCACTTGGAGTAACTCAGGACGTCCGCCCGGCAACGCTGTTCAAACTGGCGGAAGTTCTGGAAGTAGACGCCAAGTGGCTGGCGTTAGGTGAAGGGGCTTAAAGCCCCTTTCTTTTTATAGCAACTTATCGAGTTCTTCCAAATTCTTAATAGTGTGTTGCACGTTCAGGTACTGAATCCAGGCGAGAAACCACGCACTTACAGGAAAACTTATAACAATAGTTATCGATATAATTAATTTGAAAAGGCACTTTATAATCTCTGCCAGCGTCATGTCTAAAATGTCTTTAAACTCCGCAAAAATCCCCGCTGCATACACACAAAAAGTCCACCAGTTGTTGCTTACAGCGGAAACACATGTCAGGTATGACGGGCGGTATCCTGCCTTCACTGCTTTAAACGGGTTATCTATAAAATCGTAAATATTCATTCCAAATCCTCCTCGGTCACTGTCAGCATTTCATTCGGTTCGTATATTGTCTTCGGAATCTTGTTATCTGTTATCATGGTGTTCAGTCTGTAACGGCCTGGGATTATCTGATTGTTTTCGTCAGTACCCGGAACAAGATACCCAGCCTCAACCATTTTCTTAATCTTCCCGCGTTCTATGGCTTCTTTGGAGTTAAACGCCTTTGCGTTGGGGTCAGACTGCGCGAGCTTATTCGCTGCGGATACCGTGATGCCCTCGTTGCCGTTGTAGGTCCCCTCCGCCAGTTCAAACGCCGCGAGTATCGTGGCCTCGGAACTGTTGACGGCGTTCTCTATGGTTTTACGTACATTTTGTTTACCTTCGTTAGTTAACCCTTCTTCCCTCTCTTTCTCCTCGTCGGTCTTGAATGGCTCGAAGCCCCACGGCATCAATACAAGCGCCTTGTGCGGCTCAGGCAGGTCGAGGTTTACTATTGTGCCGTATTCCTCTGTGCTACCGAGGAACTCAACCGCGCGGTACTCTTTCGGCGGCGGTGCTTCACGGAACTGTACAGACTCCAGTACCATGCCAACCGTCTTCTGTTGAGGACCGTGCTTAAATTTAGAGTGGTATACGTTTATCTGACGGTCGGTAGCGCGTTCGATTGTCAGTTCCACGTCGACACCCGCATACAATGCTCCACTGCCGCGGGCTTTCTTTCCGCCCTTCGGAGTATGGTGAACGACACCGACAGCGGCTTTAGTTGCATCGCGCACTTCTTTCAGGATGGCGATAACTTTACCCATACCGATTGCCGTTGATGAACTGTTCTCGTCGAACTTATCAATCGTCAGGGCCAGCGTCTGGTTAAGGGTGTCGAAGGCAACCATGCCAATAGGTTCATCCCCTGCGGTTTCGCGCATCCTGCGGATTAGAGCTGGAATTTTTTTATCACCATGCGTAGCGAGTATTTCGCCCATATCGATGACATGTACATAATCTTTACCTTCCTCGCCATATTTAGCCGCGAGTGCATCAATACGTGTTCGTGTAGCTGCACCACCCTCGCCGTCAATATAGAAATGGTGGCAACGTTGGGTGTCAGCCCCCGCAAACCGGTACCCGGCGGCGCTCAGGTACATCATCCCCAGCGTATAGAATGATTTGTACGTGCCGGATTCCCCGACAATATCCCAGATACAATCCGACGGCATGTACCCCTCAACGACGAAATCAGCCTTTACCGGTTCTGGTAACTCGTCCTCTTCTTCAAGGTCTTCCAGCGTGCAAGTTACAGGCTCCTCGTTCTCTGTGCGGTGCAGTTCTTCAATCTCTTCATCCGGTAAATCAGGCAGAGCCGCACGAATGCTGTTAATACTGATAGGTTGCTTGTCTACGTTAAGCTCGTCTGGCAGGCCGCACATACGCAGGGCCAAATGCTGTCGGCGGTTAAGCTCGGTGCAAGCGCCGTTGTTTGTATGCTGGCACACAAAGCGCACTTCTTTACCATCAAGCATGATGCTTGTGGAGCCTTTGCCTGTATGCAGATGTTCGTTAGGGCATGGGACTTCGTACCCGCGCCCGGAAGATAAAGCGTCAAGGCCAAGCTCGGCTTCGCAGAAATGCGCTATATCAGCGTTAAGCCCATACTCATCGGCGGCAAGTGTCTTAACTTCACGTTTACTCAACCCCATCTCTTCGGCTTTCTTGATGTACCGCTCGGCACGGATAACACGCCCTTCTGTAACCGTTATCTTCGACTCTTTGTGCGGCAGGTAGATAAGGCGGTTGCCATCTTCCGTGCAGTGGTCGCGCAACGCTTCGTCTATTTCTAACTCTGCACAAATAGCCCGTTGCACCATCCACGCATCGTTAGAGTTAAACGGAGTGCGAGCCGGAACCAGAACGCGGAATGCGTAATCCCCGTTTTTACACGCATGCTGATGCGATGCCGTTGTGTGCAGAATATTGAAGAACGGTGCGTTCTTGAATTTGCGGGTAAGGTCGCGGTACTGAGTACGGTTGAGATGGTCAAAATCGAACTTAACCACACTGTCTTCCAGGATAGCGTTTTTACGGCGACCCCCAACAGGCGCAATAGCTTTCTGCTTAATCTTGGCAGCGTCGTACTCTTCCTTAGACCACGACGGATCCACGGATAAACGCTTCGATGTATCGCAGACATACTCCACAAACTGCTCGAGCGGCATCTCACGCGCTACAGGGTTTTTATCGAATGTGTTGCGCAGCGTTGCAAAAACAATATTCATTTCTTTTTCTCCGCACGTTCTAAGGCTTCCTGCATACGGCGCATTGCGCGGTTCATCTTTACCGGTGCGAAGAAGTCAGCGCCGTGTTTCTGGCGGCGTAGCTGTGGAACTATTAACTTTGTCATTGTATAATCCTTATGCTTACTTTGATGATTTGTACTTTAGCCCCGACGTTCTGGCGTTGGGGTTTCTTTTACTTAACGCCCGCAATCCACGCACGCTCCGAAGCGTAGAAACGACACTTACTTAAAGCCTCGATTGGCATCTTAATAATGCGTGTCGGTTCCAACAAATGATTAGGCTTACATATTTCCGCATAGAATCCGCTGTCAGTAATTTCCGACGCAAACTTAAACCAGTATTTAACTTTACAGTTTTCAAAGTAACAACCCATACGCCCAATCATTTCACGTTCTCCTTAATCCATGCTTCAACTTTATTACGGTCAAATGTTCCTGGTAAACGGCGACCCATAACCTTAATACAGCAATCAGGGAATTTACCACTGCGCAACCAGTTATTAATTGTTTGACGTGTCACCCCGATACGTTCAGCCACTTCATTCTGTGTCATGTAATGCTGCATTTTTATATCTCCTGTTTGTTTGGTGAAAACGAGTATAGGATAGCGTGAATGTAAAAGCAACCAAAACACCACACAAAGTTACTAATATACAAAAGATGCTAATGGTATTGACTTTTACTAAGAAATGTGCTAAGCTCCACCTGAGCTTGTGAAGTATGAACAAGCGACCGCGGTGCGGCAGGAAACGGAGCGGTGCGTCAGCACTGAGTGTAGTGTCGCTGCCTGCATTCGGAAGGGCCATAATCTATTGTAAATCCCGTCTAAATAACCCAAGTCACTAATAATTAAAAGTTTCTATAGTTGCCGTAAGCAAGGTAGAGAGTACTTCACTCCGCTGGGGTGGGCTAAAGCCCACCCGCTGCGTTGCGTACTCTTTAAAGAAACAAAAGAATCACAACGGCAACGTAACTATTATCTTGCACACCCCAACATAATAGGATACTATTCACTTATCGGAACGAGACATAAGGAATTTAGAAATGAACAAAGCGACCGCAATCAAAGAAGTTTACGGCATCGATATCTCTGAGCGCGTAATTATCGGGAACAAGCGCAACTTCTTTACGTTCGACACCGACGGAATGGATGAAAATGATTTTGTTAACGTACAACGTTTCGCTAACGGTAAAGGACTTCGTAACGAGCCAGCGGGTTACAAGAAATTTGCTATCTACTTTAAATAAGACAGAGGAGTGATGGTTATGTTTAAGAAGGGTCAGTTGGTTAAAACAAAACGCGGCGGACAGTACGTAATAGTTACCAAGAATGAGGATGAATATAGTACCGCTGTAGACGTATGGGGTCTTGTACGAAAGAAACATGGTTACGCTTTCAGAGATAATTTAACACTCATCGGCAACAATTTTAAATTCAAAGGGGTGAAGTGATGCAAGAATTAATTTACGACGTATATGTAGGAGGAAAATTTAGCTATTCAACGAGAAGCAGAGGTGAGGCGTTTAACCATTGCTGTGCATTAACGAAGTTAGGCTTCAACGCGGAATTTAAATCCAGAACGGCGTCGAATCATGATGCTCGTGCCGACGACTCTGAGGGAGGTTGCCGTTAATGAAAATTCGAATAACTGACCGCAGGCTTATAGATTTCGGTATCTCGGTAGGTGATGTTTTTCTGGCGTTCAGCAGCAACCATTATGGTTTTATGATTGAGTACAAAGGGTCATTATTGTTCGTGTATCGGGATGAATGCGAGGTTCTGGTATGAGAGAAGCATTCGAACGGTGGGCCATCGTCGAGGGTCTGCCGGTTAATAAGGGTTCGAAGAAAGAGTACCTGAACGTTAAGACGCGTCTCGCGTGGCGGGCGTGGAAAGCTGGTGTGCAAGCAAGGGCGGGTATAACAGGTGGTGTAACAGGTCAAAAGGTTACTAATTGACTGAGTGACTTACGCTGCTACACAGCAGCGTACAACTTTAGCTTAGTGTCGTCAAAAGGCGACACTTGCACGAAACGCAACAATCGAAGCGACTATTGCAGGAGATGCAACAATAACAGACACCAATAAAATTTACTTGCACACTGGGATAGAATAGTCTACTATTCATTTACACAAACGAGAGGAGAGGCAGAGATGGTTACTTTGATGATTATGGAGTTTGAAAACAGCGCAGCAACTTACCGTGAGATGACTATGGCGCAGGCATATCACCTGGCCTCAAACGGCAACTTCTACAAGGCTCAAATCATCAATGAGTTCGGGGTAATTGACTATGAATTTTAGCAGCTACACCGTGACTGTTGATTTTGAGGGGCTGGAGTTGCCCCTCCCTAACAACTACAGGTATATAACTCGCGACCGTTTCGGGTTTATTCAGGGGTGGAGGAACAAACCGACAGACACTGAGTTCGGGATGTCGGGTGGAGAAGAGTTGCCGATCACGTTCGGGCATCAGAGCAGCAATGAAGAGCTTAAAACGGTGATTCGTAAGTATCGCCGCCGCGGTAACACCGGGCTTATAGCAATAACAGGTGCTGTTGAATAAGTGAGGGGAGAGACAGAGTGAACAATAAAAACGAAGTATTCGAGTACCTGATCGACCAGCTACGGCAGCAGGTAAGCAGTAACCTGTACAAGCAGCAGTGCGAAGACCTGGCACATGAGGTACTGTCACTTAAGAATCAGTTACGTGATGCTTCGGCGCTGGTGGCGGAGTTGCAGGAAGACAACATTAAGAAATCCGACCATATATCACATCTGACCGGGCAATTGTCCGCGTATCGCAATGATGCGTTGCGCTTTCAAGCGCAAGTCGGGGACCTGGTAAAACGACTGGCTAAGGCCACTGGTGACGAGTCTGTGCAGATTAAGGAGTTGACGCTCGCGCTAGATAGTTTAGATAACGAGGTTATGTGTCTTCGTTCAATCGTTTACCTGGACCCTAAAGGCGCGATTGGGTACATCCGGCGGGCAAATAGTGCAATGACTGACACCCTGCGCCGCCAATACCTTAGCAAAGCACTTGAGGAACTCGGATGTAAGGATGCGCCAGAACAATCCGGTTGCCGAAAGGAAGACGCTCAACTACCTGTATGCTCGTGCATTCCGGCTCACTGCGGAACTTACTACGGCAACACTGTAGTCTGTGATAACTGTGGTGGAGCTATAACCGAATGACCAGCATCTTATTTATCTGGGTATTGTCGGCAGGCCAGATGCAACTAGCGGCATCAGAAACGTTTTACTCGATGGAGGCGTGCCAGTCAGCGGCACGCGCCGCAGAGAACGCGCACTTCCTGTTTCAGGGCGACAAGCCCAACGATTCAGAGGTACGAGCTATCTGCTCACCCAAGCGACTTGGTAAACAGGAGAAATAACATGGTACAGAGATATACCTACGACCAGATATTCGGGTTTACTCCCGATGTTGAGGGCGTGTTAGTGCTTTACGAAGATTACGCGAAACTCGAAGCTGAGTTACAGAAATACAAGGGCCAGTTCCCGGATTACGTTGAGTGTGCGAACTGCGGGTCAGTTACACATGTGGAGGGGGTGGAGTGATGTCTCTTGCAACTGACATCCTGAAACTAAGCGGCCTTGCGCCGCTGTCACCGAGAGCGAAGACACGTATACACAAGCGTCGCCGTAACGTGCTGTACCCATAGATACAAGAACGGCGTAAAGCTATCCGCGCCTGTGGATTCCAGAACGGAAAGGCCGTGAATCTAGGAGAGTTTAAAACACAGGAACGCGCGGCAATCGCTAATCGGTTATTTAATTACTGGAAATCGCTCGGATACGATGATATTCCGACTAAACCGCAGAGACGACAATACATCTGGCGTCATAAATAAACCGTTATTAAGATAATTCCTAACCGTGCTATCCTCCAGTTACTGCATACTTAATACGCACCTGGAGGATTCATCTTGGATAAATTTACTGAAACAGTGACGGGGTGGCTTCTCGCTGCCGCACTGGTCGGTGGGGTAATAGGCTTACGGCAACACAAAGCCACTATTACCGACCCTGTCGATGCTCTCTGTTTTCTCGCCACTGGCTTTGCGTGCGCCGTATTCGGTGCGCCTCTCGCCGCTCAATGGTTCGGTATCGCAGGTGAACGCGAAATAGCGGGCCTTGGATTCATCATTGCTATTCTCTGGATGCCAATTTATTCCCGTCTCTCTGGCATTGTCGCCGGAGAATACATCGCACGTCGCGGAGGTGGTAATGAATGAGTTATTCTGGTTTGGTGGTATGCTCGCAATCGGGAGCACATCGCTGTTTAACGTATACCACCCCAGCGTAGATGATGGGCTGTTCGGGCGTGTGCTTTATATTCTGACTGCTATTGTCTGCGCCGCCGGATGTATCCACCTGTTACAGGGCAGCATGTCACCTACGCTGCCTGAGACATTAATCACATTAGTTGCGCTGCGTCAGATTCGTCAGGCGTGGCTGTCGTACGGAGGACATAAGCGTGTCTCGAAACATTTCAGATAATGGGTTGCATTTCACCGCAGCGTTTGAGGGGTTCCGCGGAACTGCGTATCGTGCTACGCCAAATGAGAAGTACCTGACTATTGGGTACGGTCATTATGGGCCAGACGTAACGCCAGGCAAGACCATCACACCGGGACAAGGACTCCTGTTACTGAATCGTGATATGGCTAAGGCCGTAGCTGCGGTTGACGCAGCAGCACACCATTCATTGACACAGGCACAGTTCGATGCAGTGTGCGACCTGGTATACAACGCAGGTGCTGGTGTGATTGCTGCTACTACCGGCACGGGTAAGGCACTGCGTTCTGGTGATATTGCAACGCTGCGGGCTAAGCTGGCGCTGTTCATCAACCAGAACGGCAAACCGTTACTAGGCCTGCGTCGCCGTACCGCCGGTCGTCTGGCGCTGTTCGACGGTAAACCGTGGCAGGAGGCTGAGGCTATCGGGCGCGCGGTGAAAGGTTGACACATAAGACTAATCCGACGATACTTAAATCACCTCCTGCTCCATCCCTCTGCTCTCCAGTTTTATCCCGGCCCTGACCCAGCCGGGATTTTTTTTATCTATTTTCTGTGATGACTAGTTGACTATTATCCTCGACCCTATTATATTTACTTCATCGACAACGAGAACGGAGTAGAGAGAAATGGGCAACGTATCGACGATAGAAA